AGGGATGATCCCTGGGAATCTCAGCACTAGTTTGCGCTTGCGAGCGCTCTCTAGCTATATTTACTTGCATGGTTCTAAGCTATGCTCTTTGAATTGGTTTACCTATTTATGTTCTATGGTATTACTATAGTTTTCGTATGATATGAATGGTTATAACCACATGTTATGCCCTAAATAAGTACAATGCTGTTACATTTTTCTACGTTAAATTTAGTTCTTCAGATTTCAAACGTTGCTGAAGACACACAACCGAGTTTGTGCATACTCATTAAACAATGCATGTTCTCCCTTAATTGATCCGGAGATTGGTAGGATAGTGTGGTCCTACTCTTTAAATACTGTAAGAACGGCAACAGTACACAATATGTTACATTATCATTAGGTCAGATAAACCGAGTTGATTGAAGCAGATATACTTCTGTGAAATCCACTATGATAGATATAGTGGTCATGTCTTATTGAAGACACAGGCGTTGGTAACGGACGTGCCAAAAACAACAGCCTACTATAAATAGTTGTTCGAACGTCATAAAAAATGTTCTCGGAAGAGACATTGGGTCGTGTACTCTACGGTGCTCGACCTGCGTATTCGGTACGCGAAATGAAGTCCGATTTGATCGGCGAGGCTGAGCTCTTGAGCTCGGGGATTAGCCTTAACCCCATTTCTGCCGCAAGGTCAATGGACATTTTTGATCCAACCCAATACGGCACTCTTCCTGTGGAGACACCAGAATCACAGGACGCACACTCAGCGAAACAGGTTTTCGAATCATTGTCCCTCGAGGAGAAATATCTCTACCTCGGTGGAAGCGGTTACTCGCCACAATCATTGCGATCATTTCCCCTTATTAGGAATTTTTATAATAAATTGACTGCAGATTTTACTAAAACCGCCATCTCAAGACTAGAGGGTCTGGCAGCCCTCTATGTAGTTCTAAGCGAAGTACGTAGTTCAGCAGGATTTCTTGCGGCTTTGACTATGTATGCTCAGACCTACAACGCCCAGTCTGTGATTGCACAGATGGGAGGAATTGTAGACAAATTGTTTACAGGAGGCTTCTCACCACAATCGGAATTGCCGACGTGGCTTAAGAAGATGAAGGAAGGACTGTATAATTGGAAACTCTTAGTTAACAACCCAGCCTTTGAACACATATCCAAAGTTTTATCATTACTGGTAACAATTGGTATTATGGAGGATAAGACTGTGTCATTGGGTAACTTTGAGATCTTTGCCATAGAGGCTAAGAAGAAACAGTGTAACGCAGTAGAGCTTATGGATGCTATTGTCGAGACTGTAGTTTTCTTTGCCGAGGGAGGCTATTTGTGTTTTGTATCGGGCTCCTTGCATCCTCTTCTTTTCTCTACACCAAAACTAGTGGAGTTAGAAGAGCGCTATGTTAGGAAATTAGCGGAATGGGAGCACGCACGTAATGGAAACTTATCACGATTCTTGGGAACAACTGAAAATCAATTTGACAAGGAATTGACAGATTTGATCGAAGAGTTCCGCCAATTGTATAAAACCACCGTGAACGGAACAGAAAAGAAGATAGTACAGCAGAAATGGGAGGAGTTGACCAAAATTCATACGGAATTTTCTGCTATTCGAGTTTCGGGTGGACTAAGGAGATCACCTGCAACAGTTAAGATACATGGGTTTTCAGGTGTTGGTAAGTCCACATTTGCCGAGATTGTGATGAGCGCGATGCTCAAAGCTATGGGTGTTCCCTGTACTCCGCAGTATATATGTACTTTGAATGAGAAAGATAAATACATGTCTAACTATCGTTCCTATGTAACTGGAGTTAAAATAGATGATTATGGTAACACTAAAAAGGAATATTGGGAAATCGCACCTTCGGACACTATTGTGAAAATTGTTAATAACATTAGGGAGTATGCCATTATGGCGGATCTCGCTAACAAAGGTAAGATCTCGATCGAACCTAGTGTCATGACTATTACCACGAACGTGAAAACTTTGCACGCTGGATTGACATCTTAT